GTACCTGAGCTGTGGTTGCTTAGTTTTGTTGCCTCGCCTCGCACCATACGGTAACAGTAGCCCCAATCATCTAAACCCCCTGTGTCTATTGGCTCAATAAGTGTATGAAACTCAGCGGCAAAACCAACAAGCAAGGGTGCAACCTTTTCTGCACAGCGCAGCTTGATAGTGGTGCCAGGTACAGGGTAAGACTTTATGCCTATCTCAGCCTGATCCTTTGAAGCTGGCCAGCCGTTGTAACTAGTCAGCAAGGGCTGCAATTTCATCTGCGGTTAAGCCGAGTTTTGCATAAACAGCATTACGTGCTGCCTTTTTGTCAGCCGCGGCCTGATCATTGGCTGCCTTTTGCTCAGCATAAGCCGCTGCATCTGCCTCACGTTGTGCTAGCTCATCGGCACTTAGCTCGCGCTCTGTAACCTGACCTGTTTCGCAGTTGATTTCGATTGCTGTTGTCATTATTGCTCCTTATGATTTAGAGATGCCGTATAGATAGAAAGATGAACCTGAGACAAAACCTAATCCATTAGGTGTAAGAGTGATAGATGAAATCGCTGTTGTGTCTGAGATCAGACCAGCGTTTATGTCCATTCCTGATGCTGTTGCATTTGTTTCTTGAACACCAATGTTAGATGCGGGATGGTATTGAGCAACAGCATAATTAGGAAAATACGCTTCCCACGAACCAAATGTATTTGCTGTATCCGAAGCATCGTCAATTTTTCCAAAATACAAAAAAGTAGCACCTGTTGTATTACCGCTGCTGGCAGCAGAACCAGTACCACGCAATCGAGTAATTGAGTAAATTGCGCTGGATGATCCATTAACTTTTACAAAAATGTAAGTTCCGCCTGTGCCAGAGTCTCTGGCACTTGCCCTGATCACCAAATCCGTATAAGTACTAGGAATAGCAGAGAAGGTAACAGATGCAGCAGAACTGCTAAGGACATTGGATGAGATGAGTGTGTAGGTACTAGGCATTTTTTATCCCATACAGAGTAGCGGTTGTTCCTGCGGCGTAAGAGTCACCGCATCGTAATTCTATTGATGAAATTGCGCTTGTGCTTCTGTAAAGGTTAACTACTCTACTAACAATTCCAGTTCCATTATTATCATTTGATAAAGTTGCTAATGCTGTTTTGTATGTAGAACCTGCATAGGAAAAAAAATCCAAAGTAACTAAAAACATATTGGTTGCATCTAAAGCTGGTCCAAAATAACCAAAAGAAAAACTAGCAGCAGCTGAGGATGTTGCTGATGTACCATCTCCTGATAGGTAAGTCCAAGAATAATTAGCACTTGTATCGCTATTTAGTCTAAAGTTAATAACAGATCCTGCTGCTGTATTTTTTTTACCTGTTAAAACTAACCTCAAATCAGTATAAGTAGCAGCAATACTGCTAAAAGTAATAGATGTTGCTGCGCTACCTAAAGTAGTGGTAGCGATTGGCTCGTATGTAGTTGCCATTGTTTACCCCTTAATTCCGTATAGTGAGACTACTGATCCAGTAGCCAATGAGTCACCACTAGGAAAGAATAAAGTCACAGAAGTAGTAGCAGCCGTATTTAGCCAAACACCGCTAGTAAAACCAACCGCACCTGTGCCGTTAGCTTCTGTAGCTACAAAAGTTCTGACAGTTTTATACTTACTCGTAGATGCGTAATCGTGTATGTCAATAATTCCAACATACGGATAGCCGCTTGCTTGAGTTCCTGCGCCGTTATCTCCAGCCCAAGTAAAAGTACCGCTTGCGCCACCGCCCGCATTGGCTGTTGTTCCCTGACCAGTTAAATTATGTCGTGAATAATTACTTCCTGTATCACCATTGAGTTGTAGTCGTAACGCCTCACCTGTGCCAGTAGTCGGTTTAATCGCATAACGGATTTGTAATGAGGCGTAGGTAGCAGGAATGCTAGAAAAAGTGAGTGTTGTCTGACCCGACCCAGTTACAGTAGCAATAGACTCGTAAGAGCTACCGCCACCAGCTGCCCCACCGCCGTCATAAAGTGCGACTAAGGAATTAAGCAATTGCGCCCACCACGTACCAAATATCTGTCGCAGTTTTGATACAAGCTGCCGTTTTATACTGTGCCAAAGTAGGACTAGCTGCAACAGCCCCAGCTGATAGCACCGTAGTAGTGCCTGAGGTAACAGCTGAGATAGTCACAGCGCCAACACCCTTGTTAAGTACCGTAATTACTGTGCCTACAGGATAGGCAACAGAGGCATTAGTAGGGATCTTAAAAGCAACAGCTGTTGCTTTATTCATAGGTACTAGTTTTTGGTATTGGTCGGCTAGGACAGCTGTATAGTCCGCTGTTTGGTCTGTGCCAATATCAAAGGCCACTAGCGTATTCATTTCAGCAGCCGTCAAAACCTGACCTGTAACAAACGGAAACTCTGTAGCCATTAACGTACTCCTTAGTAACTTAATACGCCGCTGTTAAGCAAGCCGTATATTGCTGAGTCTAATATAAAGCCGTCAATAATCGGCTCTAAAGTGGTGAGTGTTGTTTTCCAGCTATTAGGCGTAATGCTTTGAGCTACGCCAAACACCTGCAAAGTTTTAGTAAGGGTTGAGCCGCCAGGCTGATTAGTCGTAATGGTTACTGGGTCAAAGTAATCAAGGCCCAAAGCTGCAACCGTGCCAGCCGTGTAATTGTCTGTGTATAAATCTAGCTTAATAGCATCACAACGTATAGAGGTTTCAGCCCTAGAGGCTACATAAGCCTGGGCATAATCCAGGGCTACGGCATCAGTTTGCATCAGTAGGTTTTGTTGGTTGTAGCTATGAATAAAGTATTTATCTATGCTGGCTTGATTTATAGCTGTTTGAGCCGTACCGCCTGTGCGGGTTATAGAGGCTGAGTTATATACCAAAGTGTCATCAAGGCGCCAAACAGCATCAAAGTAGCTAATATCTGTACCGTTATCATTAAACACAACAGGCGCTTTACCTGTGCTGCCAGCTGTTACAGCTCTATCTTGAAACACAAACGAGCCAGCCGCATCCACGTACAAGGCGCCGTACTCGCTAGTCTCTACTGTCTGCATAGCTGCAAGGCTTGTACGAGCTGTGCCAGGATCAGCCTGCATTGTGGTTAATCCTGCATCAACATCGCGCATAGAGGTAGGCCAGCTAATAGCATCCAACAAGGCATTTATTCTTGCCCCGCTTAACTGACCCGCTGAGGTGCCTGCCACCGTACTAATCTGTGCATTTTGGGCAAGCCTAAAAGCATCCACAGCTGTAATAGTTGTATAAACAACATCATTAGCATTTTTAGGCGTAGTGGTTGTATAGGTTGTGATGAAGCCTGAAAAGATAGGGTAAGTAACAGCGTTATAGGTGGCTGTAATCTGCACCTTACGCATAGGGGTTAAAAGGTTGTAATACGGTGAGCTAGGGTTTTGCGGGTTAAAGTCTCCATTTTGGTCAACAATACGCATAGTAAGGCTACCTGTTTGAAACTGATCAGCTTGTGGATTTCGCCCACGTATTGTTTGTATGCTGTCAACAACATCAGATACATCCACAATAACGGCGGTACTGTCGGCTAATACGTTTGTGTCTAATACGCCTGTATCTAGGATCATAGCCTGAGCAAAACTAGGCCCAGTACTAAAGTTAATAACGGCGTTAATTACTGGGATTGTCATACAGCTATAGCCCCTGCATAACTAAGGTTATTACCAAACCTATTGTTTTGTTGTACGGCATTTTGTACAACCTCAATAAGCCCGCTTGTCCTGTCTATGACCTCTACGGTTACTTTGCTAGCCGACTCAGCGGTTCTAAAAGATTGCAGCGCCCCGCTGTTGTCTTTAGTCATACCTAATTTAGCCATATACAGCTGCAAGGCCACCTCATCAGCTGCATTTTGTTGGTCTAGTAAATCTGCAAAGGCATTAGCACGTGCGGTTGCTGCATCTGCATATTCCAAAATTGCGGATACTGAGGCCTTTGCCGCTACCTCTTTGCCTATAGGTTCAATATAATCTCCTACGGTGATACCTGAGCCTAGTGATCCGCTTGTAGCTGGCTTGCTCAAAGATTGAGCATTAGCTACACCTAACAGCCTGAGCATCTCGGCAATTTTAGACAAGGCCATATCTAGGTTGCTTTGGTCAATAAGCTCTTTAGGTTTAAAGGCATCAAGAATACTTTTTATATCAGTTAATTTTAGGCTTTGGTTTTGTAGTGTGCCCAAAATCTTTAAGTCAGCATCTAGTTTTGCGGCTAGACGAGTGGCCGCGGCTACATCTTTATTGGCTATTGCATCCTCTAGAGCCAACATATCTTGCTTAATTGTGAGGCGTACAAGGTCATTTGTTAACTGCAAGCGTTGTTGATTACTAGCCGCTATGCCTAGCTTGTCTATCTCTTGCTGTTTAGCTAGTAATGCAGCTTGTATTTGAATAGCGTCAAGGTCAAATACATCCTGACCTTTACCCAAAGCTAAGGCAGCCTTATCAAGGGCCGCTTGCTCTTTCTTAGCTTTAGCCGTAGCAGCTGCACTTATAGCTTGATTTTTAGCCAATTTAGCAAGCTCTTTATTACGCTTGATTGCATCTAGCTCTGCTTTTTTACTAGCTGCCAAAGCTGCGCGGCCTGTGTCTTGATTAGCTAAACTCATAGGCTGGCTAAACGGCTGTGGGCCTTTAATTTCTTTTAATAGCTCAGCTGCACGCTGTGGGCTAAAGCGGCCTAATACGTTGCCTACCGCACCAAAAACACCCTTAACTATGCCTGCCCCTGGGATAGTCGCTATTTGCTCTTTCAGGTAAACGATACTGTCAATAAAATTAGCTAATGACTTTGCGGCGTTTTCTATATCTTTGCCTAAATTGTCTATGCCGTCACTACCGCCTACTGAGTCAATAGCTCCTAAAAGGCTAGTGCCAATAATCTCTTTAGCGTTGTTTGTTGCAACAGCCAAAAGGCTCATTTGTCCAATATAAGTATCAAGGGCAGCTTTACCTGAGCCAGCAAAACGATCAGTAATTATTTGCTGTATCTGGTCAAACGACATAGCCGCTAGCTCAGCCTGTGTATATCCTAAATCTAATTGCTTTAAAGCTTTTTTGTTGCCAACGTAAGCTTGTGCCAATAAGTCAACACTAGAGGCGTAGTCAAGGGTTGATCCGCTAGACACGTCAAAGGCTAGGGCTAAAAGCTTTTCAGTTTTAGCTATTGAACCAGTAACACCTGCAAGCTGGGCAAAGGCAGGGCGTAGTTGGTCATCAAGCACGCCTGTTTGGCTTTGCATTTTAGATATAAAGCCCTCAGCATCAACAGCTGCATAGGCTAGGCCAACGTTTTTTAAAGTAGTAGCCAATAACCTTTGAGCTTTAATATCCTCGCTGGCTGCCTTAACTGAAGCTTTGCCATAAGCCAAAACGGCAGCTGCGCTCAGCGTTACCCCTAGCGTGCGGCCTAAGTTTTTTACGCTACCTGTAAGTTTCTTAGTGGCTTTGTCAGCATCGGCAAAAGACTTTTTACCTAAAAACTGGCTGGCAATATTTATTACTAGATCGGTGGCCATTACGCTGCCCTCTTTGTTAGCTCATAAAAGTTAGCCGCTGACTTTTCCAAAGCTTTAAGTACAGCTGCGTTAGCTCGGCCGTTATCCTCAGCCCAAGCGCGATAGATAAGGCGGCCTGTCTCTTTTGTCGTAGGTCTGCCAACCATACCTTTAGGCCGTGCGTTCACTAGCTGTCCTGTTGAGTTGAGGTTGTCAATAAATTGTTTGCCAGCCTTAGGGTTGGCCGAGTTGTTATAACCTTTACCCTTTGCAGCTGGCGGCAAATAGTAATTAATTTGATAGGCACCCTGCTTGTAATAATCCCCAGTTGTCCGATATACACGGCCCT